CGGCAAATGACTGCCCGCGAGATTAATGAACGGATGGGTGAGAGGGTTGCCCTTCTCTCTGCTCCGTTGACTAATATCAATACTGAGGTTCTGGCTCCGCTGGTAAAGACTACCTTTTTCAAGGCATTGAGAAACGGATGGATGCCGCAGCCGCCGATGGCGCTGCTTCAGTCCGGAGCGCAGATAGAGGTTGATTTTGTCGGCCCATTGGCCCAGGCGCAGCTTAGGTATCACCAGGCCCATGCGGTAAACGGCGGGCTTGCAGTACTCGGCGCTATCTCCCAGGCGAAGCAAAGCATGGAAGTATGGGATAATTGCGACACTGACGACCTTTCCCGGCACGTAATGGAAAGTGAGGGATTCCCCGAGACGAGTATCAGGGAAATCCCGATGCGCGATAAAATGCGCGCTGCGCGGGCCGAGGCCGAGAGAAAGCAGCGGGAACTGGAACAGCAAGCAGAAGCGGCGAAATCGCTGCCGGCGCTCGGTAAGAGGCCGCAAGCTGGATCGCCGGCCGAGAAAATGATGGACCAGGCATTATCCTGATGGAAGGGCCTAATGAAATAGTACTGAAGCAGGAAGCCTTTAATCGGTTTAGAGGGGCTTTTGACAGGGACGATGGGCGGTATACTTTGGCGACAATCCTTCAGATGGGAGGATTTTGGACACGATGCGATACAGAAGAAGAGCGCATACGGCGTAACTTCTGCGTAGATATTTTAGAGGTTATGGGCATTACCAACTTCAGCAACGATAGTGAATTGACGAAGTTGATTGCCGATATGCCTACTACTTTTGGAGGTGGCTTAAATGTCAGACGAAGTGCAGACATCTGATCTTTTAGTAGAGGGGGATGATTCAGCCTTAAATGAACCCTCAAACGAAGGCAAACAGGTGGCTGATGGATCAGGGGCCGGAACAGCTCTTGACAAAGGAACGAAACAAATCCCGGCATTACATCAACAGTTCCCGAAGGAATTGCAAGGTCACGAAAGTCTTATGGGCTTCGAGAAGGCTGGACAGCTTGCAACGTCCTACGTGGAATTGAAGAAAAGCCAGGGGGCGAGTATAAAGCTCCCGGGCGAGAGTGCCACGGACGACGAGCGTGCCGCTTTTGTAGAGAAGGTTTCTCCATTTATGGGGCGACCCGAAACGCAAGACGACTACAAATTCGATGATGTTTCCTTACCGGAAGGGATGGAGGACTTCAAAGATATGTGGAGTCAATACGGCGATATGTCCTATTTCGCTGAAATCGCGTACAAGAATGGGCTATCACAAGAGGCTGCGAACAACGTGCAAATGGCTATCAAAGAGGCCAATGGCGCAGTTTTAAAGTCTTTTGTAGATGGATACGTGTCACACGTCAACCAGGACCTTGCCGCTGAAGAGCGGGACTTAAAAAGGGAATGGGGAAACGAGTACCCGCAAAAGAAAGAGTTGGCCAACCGTGCTGTATCTCAATTTGGCTCCGAGAAGTTTATTGAGATCATCAAGGCTGCGAAGGTAAACGGTCGATCGCTCAACTCCCATCCCGAAATGCGTCGGTTTTTCGCAACAATAGGGGATTCAATGCTCGAGGGGAAAACTCCGAAGAATGAACCTGGAGTAACGCTGAAAAAAGATACCGCATATCCCGACCTACAGAAATACTACAAAGAGCGAGGGCAGGACTTTGTAGAGCAGTAAGGGGATTAGTCTTGCTTTACTCAAAAGAAAGGTAAATCTAACTTTTTGAGGTAAAGCAAATGGCAACAATTGGCACGAAGGTCACGATGTATGACCTGGCAGAACTGTCGCACAATGGGCAACTGCTGGATATGGTGAAGCCATTAACTGAAGCTCAGGACCTTTTGAAAGATGCGCCTATGTACGAGGCCAATGATATCACTTCGCACCGGATTGTGCGGAATGCGTCGCTGGCGTCTGCTACTTGGCGTGACTTGAACGAGGGGCTTGACGCTTCCAAGGGCCGCGAGACGCCTATCAGAGAAGTGATAGGGAACATCGAATCACGGCTCGAAGTTGACATAGGATTGCTGGACTATGAGCGGGACAAAGAGGGCTTTCTTGCACGTAAAGAATACGCGCACATGGAAGGTCTTGGAAACGACCTTGGCGACGCCTTGGTCACTGGTTCCGTAGCCGGCGGCAATCACTTCGACGGCATCGAGGCAAGGCTTAACAGCCTGAGCGCAACCGATGGCTTCGGTCAACTGATGGCACAGACTTACGTAGGATCAGGTTCCGACCTGACTTCGATCATCGCAGTACAGTGGGGCCCGGATCAGGTCCACTTAGTATACCCGAGAGGGCATAAGTACTTGGGGATCGAAAGGGACCCGCGTGGAGTAGAAAGAGTCCTTGATGGAGACAGCAAGGCGTATTACGCGTACGTTATCCGGTTTGGCTGGAAAGGCGGGCTCGTAATAGCGGACGATCGGTGTGTTCGTCGTATAGCAAATATTGAAAGTGCGGGCGTGACATACAACCTCATGCATTCAACCTACGACGTTGACCCGATTATAGATGCTCTGATATCTATGAAGAATCAGGGAGAGGGCGCAGTCCTCTACATGAACCGCACGGTATATGGCCAGCTCTGGAAGGTCGCCAAGGACAAAACGAACGTGATTTTTGATGCAAAAAATCCTTGGGGAAAGCCTGAATTCTGGTTCGGCAACAACCGTGTGCGCTTTACGGACTCTCTGGTAAACACAGAGACGGCCGTGAGCTAAGGGGAGGCATAACCTATGGCAACTAATCCAATTGGTCGCGGGCAGCGCGACGCGGACGAAGCGGTCTGTACTGAACAGACAATCCCGCTTGATGGTGCTGATGATGTCTCCGAGAACACGTACGATACCGGCCTAACCACTCCCAGGCTCGGCCTGGGGGCACGCATAATCGTTGTGGTGGCTATCACCACGGCATTCGCTCATTCAGCCGGTGCGCCGACTCTCGGCATTGTTCTGGTTACTGACGGTGCGGTAGCCCTGGACTCGAACACTAATCTGGCTACTTTAATGACCATTCCCAACGCTGCGGCTGCGGGTGCGGTATATATCGGCTCCGTGCCGGTAGCGGTGGGTCAGACTTATGAACGGTACTTTGGGCTTGAGCTTTCTCCGTCAACAACGCAGTTTACCGCGGGCGCGATAGACGCCTGGATCACCATTCTTTAATTTGGAGAGGTAGGAATTATGAAGTTTGTTTGTATCCGCGACACGTTCATGGATGCTCGGCTATATCACGAAGGCGAAGTAGCCTTTTTTGATGTCGACGTCACCGCTGAAAGGGAAGGCGCGAAACCGATTAACCGGCATTTCCGAAAACTGCCGGAACGGTATCAGGAAGATGCTGTTGAAGAGAAGAAGAAAACACTGGCAGACCTTCCGCGTGACCAATTAGCGGGCATTGCGCTCGATCAAGGGTTCTCTGAAAGCGACATTAAGGGCTTGAAGAAACCTCAGATCGTCACGCTGCTGAACGAGTTGGGGCTCGATATCGAAAAACTCGAGCTCGACGAGCCGGAAAAAGAAAAAGAATAGCCTACCTCTATCACCTTGATTTTTAACCTTGGGGCCTTCGGGTCCCAGGGCTTTAAGGGGCTTCTATGGCAGCAGCCAATGTTACTGACGAGGTAGGAGTAGCTAATCTTGCATTGCAGCGCTGTGGAGCTGCACAGATTACCGTTTTAGACGACACTACTCGAAACGGAAAGGCAGCAAACCTGATCTTCGCAGACACGCGGGATTTGGTATGTAAGCTCTTTCCCTGGGCGTGCCTCATTACGCGGACAGCTCTCTCAACGAGCGCCGCTACAAATTCAGAGTTCGGCTTCGCGCATACTCTTGCAGCGGGCGACCTGACGGTTCTCGACGTGAACGGCACAAAGCTGTTCCGGGTTGAGGGCGGGGAGATTTTCACCAACGATGAAACTGGCTATTATCGCCATACGGCCGTTGATGCGACGCTTGCGAATTGGGATGTCCACCTATTGCAAAGCATTGCCCTGAAGATTGCGGCTGAACTTGCCGTGAAACTTTCTGCCGATATCCAGCTCGCCGCCCTTCTGTATCAGGAATGGGTAATGTCGCTTTCGACGGCAATTCGGCTGCGGGCGATTGAGAGCTCCGAGGACAATAAAGAAATACTCGCGCTGCTTCAGGAGTTCAGCCCGGCGATCCTGCTAAAGAATAATTACCCATTGGAGACGTAAATGACGATAACCGATGTTTGTAATATGGCGCTCGACATTTTAGATTCCTCTCCGATAGACACGTACGCCTCTACTCCCGACGATATGATTAAGCGACTTCGGCGCCTTTATCCGATGGCTGCACGCCGAGTACTCGTCGCCCATGACTGGAAAGAAGCAGTAAAGTGGGAGACGGTAGTTACCGAGGCAGTCGACTCTTATACCTCACACAACACTGAAAACGCGTCAGCGTCGGCGACCGCTGAAATGACCGCGGCGATTGATGCGAATACCCCACGTCGCGGCACGATTACCTTCACCAAAACAGGCGAGACAGACGATGATTACAAATTTTCATCGTGGACCGGAGCTATTTTCACCCTGGATGGCGTGACGCTCGACCAGACCTTCGACAATACCTGGTCGGTTGAAATAACACCGAACAACCGCGACGATCAGTACGAGTATATGTACGATCTTCCCTCTACAAACCTTCGGGTTCTCGATATCAATAACGACAAGAAATACATATTCTTTGTTGAAGGCGATTATCTGTTCACAAACGAATATGACGCGACCTATGGTGTCAGAATCAGGTACGTGAAAGATATCAGGGATGAAGTTTCGAGTGTCGTCCTCTACGGCGAACACATCGGCCGCGCGATTGCAGCCGAGCTTGCATACTGGCTTGCTCCACGCAAGAAGCGTGACCTGGTGATGCTGATGCGCGATGAGGCGATGGTATCCCTTAGCGATGCGATTGCCGAGGACACCGATCAAAAGATAGGGAATCTGGACCAACGGCCGGGCACAATTGCCTTCACGGATATGTAAATGGTAACACAAACGCCACTTATTACTAGTTGGGCAGCCGGCGAGGTCGATGAAAAGACTTATGGCCGGGTGGGGATATTCGAATACGAACACGGCTCACAAACTGTTGAAAACTTCTTCGTTACCGAACAGGGGATTCTTACTCGTCGGCCTGGGTGCGAATATCTTGGGGTCTGCTATGGTACAACGAATAAGGCGCGGATCATTCCGTTTGTTTTTTCAGATACCGAGAGCTATCTAATTGAGCTCACAAACTCGTACGTCAGGGTCTGGCGTGCCGGAAATGTTGTTATGTCCGACGCGACACCGGCATGGATTACGTCGCAGCTCTTCGATATTCAGTTTACTCAGGACAATAATGGGATATATTTCTCGCATCGTTCCTGGACGCCTTTCGCAATCGTAAGGACCGCTACTGACACCTTTACGCTCGGGCCAATGGTGTTCAAATATAATGTGGGCGCGACTTATACTTCTCTTGCGACTGGAAACGATGTTGGCGATGCGAAACTTGAGGTTTCGGGGGTGATCGGCTCAACTATACCGAAGCAGGGGTCTATCTCTGTCGAGTGGCAAGCAGGAGATCGGGATATTTATACCTATGAGACATGGGGAACGTCGACATTCTTCGGGCTTTCCCCTGTACTAAAGCGTACCTATGACGGTGGCGACAGTGTTATTATTGGCCACAAATTCCATAAAGATTTATCGACAACGCCTTTCGGGGGAGCAGGAAAATACCCGCGTGCGATTGCAATAATCGGCGGGCGTTTCGCATTCGCCGGCGCGACATCAGACCCTCAGCGGATTTGGATGTCAAAGACGTTTGAATACGAAATTGTTGCAGGGACGATTTACGTCAATCTTGAAATGTTTCAGACCGTGACAGGGACGAGAGAGGTAACAACGCCGGCTGCTGATTGGGCCGATCCGGCAGTTCCGGAAACTGAGACAACCACGTTTGTCAGGGATGTTGCGTCCAGCGGCCATGCGATCGACCTAACCATCGCTTCGGACGAAACTGATTCGATCCTTTCTCTTACTTCAGCAGAACATCTTATAGTTAATACTACATCAGGCGAATGGGTTATTCCTTATAATGTGACTCCTGGCCAACCGTTTGCAAGGAGGCTGACCACGATAGGCTCGGCGCCTATTCAGCCGTTGCTCGTACAGGATTCCGTTGTTTTCGTGCAGTCAGACAAGAAAAAGATTCAGGAATATCATTTCACTTTTGAGAAAGATAAATACACATCTCCATGCTTAAACAGATATAGCGAACACATTACCGGGGCGACCGGGGTTGTTGAGTTTGGATATCAGAAAAATCCTTATGCAGCTCTCTACTTTGTTAGAGCTGACGGACAGCTTGCCGTATTGTCAAAGGCGAAGGCTGCCGGAATTCTGGCCTGGCAACGGTACGTGCTTGCGGATAGCTGGAATATTACTTCACTTGCAATCATCCCGGAAAGCGGTGTTTCTACTGTGTATGCGGTTGTCAATAACGGATCGAATTACTATATGGTGAAGTTCAAGGATTTCTTTCCAACGACGCAAAGCGACGCGATTTACCTTGATGCCGCATATGACGTAACAGCCGACAACCTTACCTTGTATGCAGCCCCGAACGTAACGTGTGCCTGGCTTGCCGGCGATACGGTCGCGGTTGTTGTTGATGGCGTGTATGAGGGGGATGAAACTGCGGATGGATCAGGCGTTATCGACCTGACCGGGTATTCCGGATCGCAGATATGGGTCGGGCTCGCGTTTACGAGTAAATGGCGCTCGATGGCCTCTCCCGCTCAGGCGCAGGCCGGGACCGGGCAGAATCTCTTTAAGCGTGTAACAAAGCTATGGATGCGGGTTCACCGTGGAGTGAAGCTCCATGCCGGCTTTAATACCTGGACATCTTCAGCAATGGAATCGTATACGATTCCGTCTGATGGAGAAACCTGGGAGTCTGGATTGATTGAGGTCCCTTTTGATGGCGACTACAGCCAGGAGGCTTGTATTAACGTGATGATTGATGAGCCGCGACCTTTGACGATTTTATCGGTCGTGCCCGAAACGACAATATAGG